TATAAGTTAATTCTTTTCCAATTAATACTAATTCTTTTTCGTTTTCATGATTTAATAAGTTAAATATTCTAAAAGGGTTAATATTTTTATGATTTAATAAAAATTGTTCAAAACTATAACTTTTATCAACTGTAAAACAATTTAACAATAAAATATTTTTGTGTTTTTGTTTACATTCATTATAACGTCCTATTATTCCTTTTGTACTATGACCTATTTTTACAATATATGTTTCATCGTCATTATTTTTAACTTTTATAATATAAATCATATTTCCAACATTATTGTATTCTTTTAGCAAAATTTTTTCTCTTTCTAATTCCTTTTCAATAATTACCTTTTTTTCTATTTCTTTGTTTTTATTTTCTAATTTTAATACTTGATTTTTTAGCTTATCACTTTCTTCTTTTGTTATTTCAAACATAATATTTTCAAGCTTAATAAAATAATCGTGAACTTCATCAGCTTTTTTTGTTCCGGCTTTTAAACAAATTTTTTTAAAGGTTTCAACATTTAACATAATTATTTCTTTATTATGACCTCCTCTATTAGTTTTTTTTGCTCCCGAATATTCGGGAGCAAAAATTTTATAATTTATATTTAAAATAAATTGTTTTTCTAATAAATATTTTGCATGATATTTCTGTTGAAATCCAAGCCATTTCCATACATTATCTAAATCAATTACAAAATCATTTTTTGTATCATATTTTAAATAGCAATAAAAACTAGATAAAAACAGTTGTTGTTCGTAATTTGTAAAGTTTTGTTTTACTTTTTCAACTAATTTTGACTGATAATCACCAGTAAATTTAGTAATAGGATTATTTTCAATAAGGTTAACTATATCTACGCTCATTTTATATACTTATATTAATTGTATATCTTTATATTGTTTTTTGCTTTAATAATTAAAAATCAATTATTTAATTATTAAAATGTATAAAATAAAATGACACGATAAATCGTAACATTTTTTTTAATTTGAATAGGCAAGGCCTCCCATACCTGACATAATTCTTAAAACGTTGTAGTTGGTAGCATAAACACGGACTTTAGCAGTCTTGGTGCCTTCAACGGTGGCGTTAGAAAGAACGAGTTGGAGAGTGGCATTATCAATTCTGGAGAAATTGCACGTGCCGCTTGGTTGGTGTTCCTCAGGGCGGAGAGCGAATGAGTAAACGTTAATACCTTCATCAGGGTTTCTGGTGTGGGCTTGGTAAGGTTGGACCCAAGAGAAGTAAGAACCTTCACGCTCAGAGAAACGATCTTGGCCGTTAAGTTGGAGCTTAGCGACGACGACGGGGTTTTGTCCCCAGCAGTGCATGTCAAGAGAGGTTTCAGAGAGAACGAATGTGCCAGCATCAGAAACACCGGAGTTATCGAGGTGAGAGCTGTCGTTAACATCAGTAGGAACGGCAACACCACCAAGGTTAACCTCGTTGTAGGGGTTAGAGGGACCGTGCCAGTATCCAGTGAAGCCAGCAGCAGGGATGTAGTCAAGAGCACCAGCATCTTGGAAGAGACCACGAGCATCAATGTATGCACGAGAGTCAGCAGCAAGAGCAGAGGGGCCACCGAAAGCATGGATAGCGTTGGGGAGAGCATCAATGGCATCGGTGTAGTTGAAGGGTTGAGCACCGAGGACCTTAAAGAGGAGAGCATCGCAAGTCAAAGATGAGCAATAGTCAACGTTTTGATCGGGTTGGACAACCCAGATAAGCTCCTTAACGGGGTGGTTAAAGTTGAGCTTAATCTTGTTACTGGAAGAACCAACAGACTCATCACCAGTGAATTGGAGCTGGCAGATGAGGTACTCGTGGGGGTTTTGGGCCATTCTGCGTCTCTCGTCAGTGTCAAGGAAGACGTAATCAACATAGAGAGAAGCAGCAACCAAAGATTGATTGTAGGCAATGGTGGCAGGGACGGGGCGTCCAGTTGAGTATTGGCCAGCAGAACCAGTGTAAGGGTTGGTGTTGCAGTTCAATGTGGTAACAGCCCACAAGCACTCATCAATAGGTCTGATATCAAGGTTGATCTTGACTTCGTGGTATTGGAGAGCAATAAGGGGAAGAGCAAGACCGGGGTTGGTGCAGAACCAGAATTGGAGAGGAACGTAAAGGGTGGTCTCAGGAAGAGCGTTTCTGGGAGCACAAACTTGACGAGGAGCAGCAGAGTCACAAGGAGATTCAACATCAGAGAAAGAAGGATCAGTGATGAAGGTAAGTTGAGTGGTGTTACCAATCATCTTGAAATAACCTCTTTGTTGCTCAGATGTCATGGTGAGTTGATTCCAGATGTGCATCCAGTCACCATATTGACGGTCGATTCTTTGACCACCAATCTCGACTTCAACTTGAGCAATGAGTTGCTCACCGGGGAAATCGAGCCATCTAGCATAAACACCGGTATTTTGGCCGGCAGAATAGTTTCCGAGACCCATAAGTTGGTTGATCTCAGGAAGAGTAACTTGCAAATATGTTCTGTAAGCAAGATCACCGTTTCTTGAGATAACACATTGAACTCTTCTTCCGAAATCGGCTTGACCGTTGAAAGTTTGTTCGATTGATTCGATGGCAAAGTTAGTATATCTGCGATAAGTAACTTTCCAAAAAGTAATTTGAGGATTACCAGTAAGGTAAACGTCCTGGGCGCCATAGGCTACAAGTTGCATTAATCCACCTCCCATTGTTTATAATTATGCTAAAGATAAAAATTTTTTTGAAATTAATTAAATTAAATTTAATTAAATTAAATTTAATTAAATTAAATATAAAATTGAATAATATTTCTAATTTTATAAATTATTTTATTACTTAAACAGTTTGATAAATATAATATTATACTATATTAATGAACACAACAAAAAAAACAGAATTATTTATTGCTAAAGCAAAAAAAATTCATGGAGATAGATATCATTATTCAAATGTTAATTATGTAAATGCTAAAACATATATTACTATAATATGCAGAGAACACGGAGCATTCATACAAACACCTTCAAACCATTTAAGTAACTACAATTGTCAAAAATGTGCTAATAATTTTAAATTAACAACAGAACTATTTATTAATAAAGCTAATGTAATACATAATAATTTATATGATTATTCTAAAGTTAATTACATAAATGCAGATACACCTATTACAATAATATGTAATGAACATGGAGAATTTCAACAAATTCCAGATTTTCATATAAATAGAAAATGTGGATGTCCTAAATGTTCTAATAATGTTAAATTAAATTTAATTGAATTTATTGAAAAGGCAAATAAAATACATAATGATAAATATGATTATTCAAAAGTTAATTATACCAATAATAAAAATAATATAGTAATTATTTGTAACCAACACGGTGAATTTATACAACAACCATACGTTCATCTTTTAAGTCATGGATGCCCAAGTTGCATCAACAAAACTGAATTTAAGTTATATACTTCATTGAAAGATTTATATCCAACAATTAAGAGACAATATAAGGTTGATTGGTGTAAAAATAAATTATATCTGCCATTTGATTTTGTAATTGAAGAATTAAAAATAATAATTGAGCTTGATGGAGAACAACATTTTAAACAAATTTCTAATTGGAAATCACCTGAAGTTCAAATAGAAAAGGATAAATTTAAAACAAATTGTGCAAATAATAATGGTTTTTCTGTAATTAGAATTTTACAAAATGATGTTTTGAATGATAGTTTTGATTGGATTAGTGAAATACACCTAAATATAGTAAAGATAATAGAAGAAAAAAAGGTTCAAAATATATTTATATGTAAAAATAATGAATACTCTAATCACGTTTCATTGTTACAATAATTATTTTAAGACAAAATTTTATTTATATCTAAATTGCTCTTCATAAATTTATGTAAATATGATTCTTCTAAAACCTCTTTTTTACCTTCATGAAATTTGCTAAATACATAAGATTCATTTCTTTTTTTGATACACCAACCTTGCTCTATTGCGTTGTATAATAATAACATTTTTTGAAACTTAATTGCATCTACTTTGATGTCGTCATCTTCTAAAGCTCTTAAAGAATCTAAATTCAGCTTCAATTCCATATTACTCATATTACTTAAAATTTAGAAAACATTAATCAAGTTTTAACTACAATTTTATCAAATGATTTTATAAATTTTTATCTAAAACTCTGTTTCTGTAGTATTTTGAATAATGTTTCTCTTCATTTTCTAAAGTTTGCAAATTTGTTTTTACAATATTTCCATCTGCATCTGAATAATATATATTTTCAATCTTATAACCTTTCTTTTTAGGTATTATGCTAAGCAACTTTATACAATTAGAACAAGGTTTACTTATTTGTAGTTTATTTTTTGGAGACAATCGAATAACTAAAATATTAATAGGTTCTAGTCTTTTCTTATACTTTAAAGGCATTAATTTTGATAATGCATCTTCCTCAGCATGTATTCCTGGTGTATTACCATTTATATCGCCTAATTGATTCACACCAAAACTAAGGATTCTAGCTTTTTTCATAGTTCCCTTTCCCTTGTAAAATACAAGACACATGATTGTAATGTCCGCATACGCACGATGAAACATTATTTTTTCCATTCTCGTATAAACCAATGTCTGAATCAACTGGCAAACAAAATCGCTTAATAAACATCTTATCCAAAATCGAGTCCATTTTTGTTAGTATAATTAATTTTATAATAATGTGTTTATATTATTTTATTATTCAATTTTTTTATAAAATTTTAAATACAATTATTATTTTATAAATTGTTTTATATTTTGTATAAATTATAAATTAAATAAATTACGTTTAATTTATAATAAAGATATGCCTAACTTCAAACCGAAGTCTAATAAAAAAATTAAATTTAATAAAAAATCCGCAGTCACTTTAGATATTAAACATAAAGAATTTATTAACGAATTTGACAAGGATGAAAATGATAGAATACCTGAATTTAAATATGAACGTCAAGAACTTAAAAAACAATTAACCAATCCAGAAATATCCGTAGAACAGCGACTTGATATTGAAGATAAGATAAGACAAATTAATGAAACTATTAAGGAAATTAAAATGAAAAAAAAAGAATATTATTTGGATAATTCAAAATATATTTTTGAATATTTTGAAAATAAAAAAAATATATCAAGTGGAACTTCTACAAATAATTTTACAAGTAAAACAAATTTGATAAATTCATTTTTTAAAATAAAACCTATTGAAGATGATAATGAAATAAAAGTTCAAAAAGAAACTAATAATATTGTTCAGAAATATTTAAGTAATGTTGATGATGCATTTTTAGATATAAATACATTTGTCTCTCAAACTGATATTTGTAAGTTTTGTTTAAAAGGTGAATTAATTCCTGTAGAAGATGAAGGAATATTAGTTTGTAATAATTGCTCAAGAAGTATTCCTTATTTGATTGAAAATGAAAAACCATCTTACAAAGAACCTCCAAAAGAAGTATGTTTTTATGCTTATAAACGTATTAATCATTTTAAAGAAATATTAGCACAATTTCAAGGCAAAGAAACAACACAGATACCTCATGATGTAATTGAAAATATTAAATTACAAATTAAAAAAGAGAGAATTGAATTAGAACAAATTACCAATATTAAAACTAAAGAAATTTTGAAAAAGTTAGGCTATAATAAATATTACGAACATATACCATTTATTAAAGATAAATTAGGAATTAAACCACCAATTATGTCTCAAGAATTAGAAGAAAC